AATATTATAGATTTAGGCAGTACGCAAACAACTAGATTAACAGGAAATATTACCCAAACTACAGATGATAGAGATAGATTGTTTGATAACGTAGCAGGATTATTTGATTCACAACCTTCTAACTTTGATGGTGACGCATCTGTGAACGCCTCTAGTCATTTAGAGATTGCTACATCTACTGATAATTCTACTTACACATCATTTAGAAATTTTAATGTGGGTGATTACTCTGCAAGATATTTTAAATTTAGATTAATAATGCAGAGTTTAGATAACTCCGCAACTCCTGTGGTATCAGCACTATCTGTAGATGCAGATATGCAAGAAAGATTGGTTTCTGAAAATGATGTAGCATCAGGTGCAGGAACTAAATCTATCACATTCTCACCTGTGTTTATTTCTACCCCTGCTATTGGTGTTTCAGCACAAGGATTGGCAAGTGGAGATTTTTATGAAATAACTAATAAATCAGTAAGTGGTTTTGATATCACCTTTAAAAATGGTGGCACTGCAATAAGTAAAACATTTGACTATATAGCGAAAGGGCATTAAAAAGAAGTTATGGCACAACACGATATGAATATCGCCAATCAGGGTTTCCCTGCGACTAGAAGCGATATAAACAATGCATTATCAGCAATCAATTCAACACATTCAGGCAGTTCTACACCTAGTGGAGCAGTAGCAGGTACTATTTGGCTAGATACAACTAATGCAACAAACCCAACTTTAAAATTTTATGATGGCTCAGATAATATATCACTAGCCACTATTGACTATTCAGCTAACACAGTTGATTGGTTAGACAGTTCAGTCACAATTACAGGATTATCCACATCAGCTACAGGAACAGTTTTAACACTATCAGATTCAAATATCTTATTTGCTAAGAAGGGATATTTTGCAGAGCAGACATTAACAGACGGAGCAACTATTGATTGGAATTTATCTACTCAACAAGTAGCCAAAGTCACTCTTGCAGGAAATAGAACTTTAAACGCACCTACCAATCAACAAGCAGGAGCATTTTATTCTCTAGCTATTATTCAAGATGGTACAGGATCAAGAACTCTTACATTTAATTCAGCATATAAATTTACAGGTGCAACCGCACCCACACTAACAACAACTGCTTCAGCTAAAGATATAATCATCTTTAAGTCTGACGGAACTAACTTATTAGAAGTAGGAAGGTCTTTAAATATCGGATAATGTTTGCATTAGTAGAAAACGGACAATTCGTCAAAATAGTAAATTCTAATAAAGGAATTACTATCAATGATAATCAATATCCAAAATCAATCTTTTCATTATGGACTAACGAAGAAAGAGAAGCGATAGGCATCTATGAAGTGATTGTAGATAGTTCAAACAAACAAGATCAGTATTATTATATCAACACTGATATCAGCTATTCCTATGCTGATAATGTAGTCACAGGAAGCTATGGTACTGCTACCCCTAAAAGATTAGATGATGAAAATGCAGTAGATGAAGATGATAACCCTTTACTAGATCATAATGGCAATCAAATAGTTAATAGTGGATTAAAGACATTAGAGATTGAAAAAATCAAACAACAAGCAAGTGGACTACTATCCCCTACTGATTGGCATGTAGTCAAAGCAACTGAAGTATCTGATTATTCTGTACCAAGTGATGTTGCAACTTATAGAACAAATGTAAGAGCAAAATCAAATGAAATGGAAACACAAATTAATGCTTGTACTACTGTTGACGCTTTAAAAACTTTATTCACTTGGGTGTATGACGAAGATACAAATACAACCTCAAGACCTTTAGCTAGTTTCCCAGAGGAGATATAAATGACATTTCCTATTCTAGGTGGGAATGGTGCAGTCGCAGGTGCTTTTAGCATAGATAATTCCCTAAGATTTAATGGCTCAGTCACCGCAGATTATTTATCAAGAACGCCTAGTAGTGCTAGTAATAGACAAACTTGGACTTTCAGTGCATGGTTTAAGCATAGTAAAACAAATACCAGAACTTTTGCATTATCAGGTGGTGAAGGTAATCAATACGGAAATGATTTTAGTATTGAGTGGGGTAATGATGGCAGATTATGGGCTTATAATTATGCCACTACAGTTATTACAACCAGTGCAACTTTTAGAGATGTAAGTGCATGGTATCATTTAGTGTTTGCAGTAGATACTACTCAATCAACAGATAGTAATAGAATAAAAGTATATATTAATGGAGAGCAAATAACCAGTTTTGCAACTACTAACTATCCTAGTCAAAATGATAACACAGGTATTAATACAACTCATGCACAGTATATTGGTACTTCTCGTGGTTATCTGAATTATGATGGCTATATGGCAGAAGTACATCTTATAGATGGCTCACAGAAAGCACCTACAGACTTTGGTGAATTTGATGAAGATAGTGGTATATGGAAACCAATAAGATATTCTGGTAGCTATGGCACGAATGGTTATAAACTAAACTTCTCAGATAGCGGTAGTCTTGGTGCTGATAGTTCTGGTAATGGTAATAACTTTACTGCAACTAATTTAGCATCTACAGACCAAACAACAGATACACCGACTAATAACTTTTGTACTTTAAATTCAATTTATATAAATGGTGCTTCATCAAATATTGCACCAACATATAGTGAGGGTAATACCATAACTAATAGTGGAGGGAGTGGTACAAGTGCTACAAGAACATCAAGTACATTTGAATTTAGTAGTGGGAAATGGTATTGGGAAGTAAAAGTAAATGACTCACCTTCAGCAGTAGATATTGGAATTAACAATAATACTATTGGTGCTTTGTGTGGTATTAGACAAGACGGAACTTATTTTACTGATAACAATAATCAAGGAACATTAACAAGTTTTACATCTGGCGATATTATTAGTTTTGCTTTTGATATGGACAATAAAAAAATGTACATAGCAAAAAATGGCACTTACATGAACAGTGCCAATCCTTCTACTTCAACCAATGGTATTTCATTTACAACTACTGACTCAATGCATTGTCAATTTAAAAGTAGACAAGATGATAGTTTAAGTGCAAACTTCGGCAACCCACCATTCTCAATCACATCTGGCAACAGTGATGATAACGGATATGGAAACTTTGAATACGCACCACCCTCTGGCTATCTAGCACTATGTACTCAAAACCTAGCAACTGCCTTATCCCCTACGATTGATGATGGGAGTCAATATTTTAATACTGTTTTATATACAGGTAATGGCTCAAGTCAAAGCATAACAGGAGTAGGGTTTTCACCAGATTTTCTATGGCTTAAAGAACGTAGTAGCACTAGTCACCATCAGTTATTTCATGACGCTGATGGCGGTGTTCCTAAATTTATGCAATCAAGTACTACTATTGCAGAGGTACAAAATTCAGCAGTAGTTTCTTCTTTTGATTCAGATGGTTTTTCTGTTGGTAGTTCTGGTGGCTCTAATCAAAGTGGTGAAACATATGTTGGTTGGAATTGGTATACTGGTGCTTCTTATGGGAGTAATACTGATGGCTCAATCACATCTACAGTATCAGCTAATACAACCGCAGGATTTAGTATTGTGACTTATACAGGAAACAGAACTGCAGGAGCAACAGTTGGTCATGGTTTAGGTGTAGCACCTTCAATGGTAATAGCTAAATGTAGAACTGCATCAGCAGGTTGGCCAGTTTTTCACGCATCTCTAGGTGGAAGTAATTTTGTAAGATTAAATGAAACATCAGCATCAGCATCAAATTCTGTAATGTGGAATAATACTGCACCTTCTTCAACTGTTGTCACTTTAGGCGGTGGTGATGAAACAAATAATGATACAGGTGGAAGTATTATGTATTGTTTCGCAGAAATAGAAGGCTACTCTAAATTTGGCTCTTATACAGGTAATGGAAGTTCAGATGGTACATTCGTGCCATTATCCTTTAAACCTGCTTGGGTGTTAATTAAAACAAACAATGCTACAGACTATTGGACGATATTTGATACAACAAGAAAAACTTTTAATATTATTGATAATAGAATACACCCAAATGTAAGTGATGCAGAATATTCAGGTGACGGATATGGTATAGATATGCTATCTAATGGATTTAAACAAAGAAGTACTGCAGGAGCATTCAATGGAAGTGGTAGAACATACATATATTATGCCATAGCAGAAAACCCATTTGCAACATCAGGCGGAGTATCTGTCACTGCGAGATAATGGAAATAAGCGATAAAACAACTATTGGGATGCCAATCAGAAACCTTATTGCCATTGTTGGATCTGTGGGAATGGGTGTTTATTCTTACTTTGGTATATTAGAAAGATTA